ATTTCCTCCTAACAAATATTTTAATTTAAGCTTTTCTAGCTCTAATTTTTCTTTTGAAGAAGTGTCCACCTCTCCACTCCTAGCAGTCTCCACCGCTATGCGTGCAGTCTCCACCACACTTTTATCTCTAGCAGATATTGAAGTTTCTTCATATGCAGGAAATGTTACTGCACTAACTTCAACAACTGTTGAAATCGATTTAATATGTCTTGTTGGATAATCACTGTCTAAATCTTCCCATTCTTCATCATCTATTTTAAACATAAATGACATACCTGTTATGTCTCCACGCTCAATTGCACTATATAAATTCCTAGCTTCTGTATTGTTTTCTGTATCTAATTCAACTTGAATTTCCATTCCTTCATCATCAACTGATAATTGCATCGTAGAATTCTTTGAATTTCTTCTTGATCTTGCAAGTGGTACTTTTGATTGATCGTGATTTACTAAAAATCTAACATCTTCTAAATTTGTCTTTTTCAAAGCTCCTCTTTCAATTATTTCTGCAAACATTCCAGCAATATCTGTTTTACTTTCATATACAATCGGTCTGCCTACTATGATATTTCCTCTTTTTTCATCTTTTTCAGCTCTAATTTCAAAGTCATAATTTCTTCTAATTAATTCCTTCTTCATTTCCTTTACCTCCATCATTATTTTGTTCTTCCTGTTCTATTTTGTTATTTTCTGCATTAGCTTTATTGCTTGACATTGCAATTTGTCCTGCTAATTCAGGAAGTGGTCTCATTCCAAATGCAGTTCTAAGTTCATTTTTATAGCAACTTGCACTATCAACTAATACATTGAATAAATCTATTTTTTGACCTGTATCCATAAAAATCAATTCGTGTGGATATAGCACTATTTTGTTTCCAAAACCTTTTTCTCTACTTGTAAATAATGCCATTGTAAATGCCTCTCCAGTTTTCTTTATTACTGGTTCTAAACTTTTTTGATAAAAAGCCTCGTATTGTGATTTTGTATAATCTCCTGTTAGAATTGGTAGACTTACTCCAAAGTTTCTTAATATTTTTTCATCTATAAATTTCAATGTCGTAGCATCTACTAATTGAATTTTATTTTGCAAAGGTATATACTCACCTTTAATATCTAAAGGTAAGAATCCACTTTCATTATTTTTAAGTCTTTCTTGAATGTCTTGGATATTCTTTTCCATTTTCCCATCATCCATCAAAGTGTTATATTTAATAACACCATTAATTGCAAAAGAACTTTTTAGAGCTTTTGCAACTCCTTGTAATAAGGTGTTGTTTAATTCCAATGTTTTTAATAGTGCTTTATTATCAGGTTGTCCTATCTCATTTCCACCCATAAATTCATTTATTGAATATCTATATCGTATATGTATTACATCTGAATATCTTAATGTGGTTTCATATCCATTTATGAACTTAAACTTTATAAATAAATTTTTATTTGGATCTTGTAATAAAGTAACTGTTGTTGGTTGTATTGGATAAAACCCAGTATATTTTTTATTTCCTTTATCATCTCTTATATATGTAGGAATAATAAAAGCATTGTAATTTAAAAATAATTGCCAAAAAACCTTTTCAAAAAAATCACTTTGTGTCATTCGTTCATTTGGTTGATCTAATAATGTTTGAATTGTACTTTCTTCGACTGGAACAAAATCGCTTCCACTTTTTCTAATATGAAAAGGATTTACTTTTGTTAATTCTGTTACTATACACGATATTGCTTGTTGAACAACATCACTAGCATATATATCCTGACCAAACTGCGAAAATATAGGTGTATATCCATTTAATATTTCTGCATATTTTGTGTTTTCTTTTGGCTTTTTGAATTTATTAATAAAATCAATCAATCCCATCTTCTTCCTCCTCTTCCTTCTCGATTTCTAATATATCGGTATTTCTATTATTCATATAAAACAAATATATTGCTTCTTCTTTGTTGTGTGCTTTGATTTTTTCAACAAAAATATCAAATCCTTTTTGATATTTAATCTTATATTCCTGCATCAATTAACCTCCAAACATTCTATTTAATAAGTTTATGGAATTCATTACGGTAACGCCTATATACCTCATATAAAATGATTAATGTTACTGCACCATCAATTCTTTTACTTGCTTGTTTTTTTACTTTTACGCACATAATATTACCTAGATTGTCCATCTCTATTGCTGAATTTCCTAAGCACCATTTATCCATCGAATTTTTATTATAATTAATTGCTTGATCTTTTAATTCTGCTTCTACTAGCTTCATTGCATTAGATAAAACTTTTCCTTGTAAGATCATTTCTGTTTCAAATGTAAATTCATTCATCCTATCAGTAAAAGTCTTTGAAAACCTTTGATCATATCCTGTAATATATGTTTTTATGTTGTAGTCTTTATATAATGAATAGAACCAGTCTGCGATTTTAGATATATCAATTTCGTTTCCTTCATGAATTGTAAGTATTCCATCTTTTGCCCATTGTTCGTATTTTGCTCCAGCTTCTTTATCATTGCTATCTTGCAGTTTACTTTCAGGAATCCAATAATGCGAATATACATATTTTGTTTTATCTTCTGGTTTCATTAACAATATTTTTGCATTTGATAAGTCAGTAGTTGCAGATAAATCAACTGCACCTAAACAAAAAGAACCTCTAAAGTCCTCTAGACTAAATGGTTCTTTTTCATAACTATAATCTTCATACATTAACCATGCTTGAGCATTGTTTTGTTTAATATTGAAATCTTTACATAATGTATGCATTCTTTTCGATTTAGAAGTTTTTGATTTTTCAATTTCTGATCGTAGTGATTTCCATTTCTTAACCACTCCTAAACCGAGGATTTGACTTATACCAACTTTGTTCATCTTGCCATATTTCTTCTTCGCTATCTTGTGTATATAACCAAGGTAGATAATGAATATCCTCTTTTTCATCGAATAAAACTTCCCTAGCATATTTTAATTCATTATCTAGGTATCCCTCGTTGATAAAACCTTCTGTTGTTAAATTTATAAATAATGGTTCTTCCTTTGTTGACATAGATTTCTGTCCTGCTTCTGCAATTTCATCATTTGGTGCATCATGACTTTCATCCATATACATTTTATCTATATTTCTACCATCTTTATTTTGTGTTTTTCCTGACATTTTGAATATTGTAATATTCTTTTGTGTATTGCAAATTTCTGACATATTTTTATGTGTTACTTTTGAATGAGGATCTATCCTCTTTCTCATGTTATCTATTTCATTCCAAAGTAAGCTGGCTTGTTTGTCATCATTTGAAGCACAAACTATGTCCATTCCACCTTCGCCAATTCTTAAATCTGCATGAGCATCTGCTGCCATTAATGTTGTTTTTCCATTTTTTCTTGCAATTAATAAAAGTATGTTTTGGAATCTCCTCACCCATCTATTTAATTCATTATCATATACTTTAAAAGAATAGATAACTTCAATAAAGGCTTTTTCCCATAATAACAGTTGCATAGGCATATTATAAAAAGGTCTTTTACTTTGTAAACACAAATTTTCCATAAAATCAATTCGTAAATCTGCCTCTTCTGTATCATATTTATATTTAGGATCTTTCAGATCTCTAATTAGCTTCTGTAATTCTGTTTTTAATTCTAAACCTACTATTATATTTCCACTTTTAATTTCCTCATAATATTGTTCTAAGTAATAATTACGCATTTTGTCTTTTTCTTTCTTCTAACCATTTTGTAACTGCATCTTCTTCAACTTCATGTCCATTAATCATAGAGTATAGCATTCGTATTGCATTCATGTAGCTTTGCGAATGTTCCTTATATAATTTTGCTGCAGTTGTTGTCCTTTGTTTTGTTGGATCCTTAGGATGAACTTGAATAAATGGATGTTTTTTTAATTCTTCCATTCGTTCTTCCAAAAAGGCTATATTGTCTAAAAGTGGATTTATTAACTTTTTCTTGTTTTCATCAATATCTTTGAAGATATTATCTAATTCTTCTCTTCTAGTCACTAAAAATTCCCTTCTTCCCATATATATTTCTATTTTTTCAAAAAAAATGAAATTTTTGCCTCGTGTGAAAAAGAGGTACCCCTTACAGTCCCCACCAACTGCTTGAACTAAGTGAGAGGCGGGGGGATCATGGCTGGTATATTTCAAACCATTCTTCTATATATTTGTTCCATTCTTCATTTTTTGATCTAGTTAAGCAAATTTCTTTATTACTATCAATCAATATGAGTTCAGCTCCTAATTTGTCCGACAATCTTTGTCTTTCCATCTTTAATGGATAAGTACCTACCACAAAAGCATTCTGCCAGTTACCTATTCTCATTTTGATTTGCTCTAATAAATTATTTCTAATTTCAAAAACATTTTGCTGCAGTTTGTTTGGTTTGTTATACTTATCACAAAAACTAATACATTCCCAAATCTTATCTATATCTACTATTAAATCATCTTTTGTTGCTATATTATTAACCCATGTTGATTTTCCGACTACAAGGTGATCCATAAACAATATAAACTTTCTTTGGTAGTTCATATCCAAATCTATTATGTACTTTATTATGACATTTGAAATGAATTAACATTATATTGTCAGGGTTAAGACTTATGTTGTAATCATTAACATTGCTATTATTTAGTGGTATCTTATGATGTCCGATGCAATCGTATGCTTTTACTATTTCTTCTCCGCAATGTTCACATAGTAATTTGCCTTCGCTATTTACTCTTTCTAATTTTAGATTCTGTAATAAATTTTGCCATTCTTTTGATTTGTATAATTCATGAGCATTTTCAAACATATTCTTTACTTCCTTTACCACAATTCATTTTCTATTTGTTTTTCTTTAAGCTCTAATGACTTTTTAGTAAATCCTAGTTTTATCATATTTTCTCTTGATTTACGCATTGCTTCTTGCACTCTTGTAATTCCATCTTCTATCCTTTGAATTATATTTATCGTTGGCTCCGCTTCTGTTGTTGTTTCTGTATTGCCTCCACTATTTTTCTTTTTAATGGCTCCTATTGTCATATCCCTATCTTTTGATTCTAATTCCTTTATTCGTTTCATCATTCTATTTTTTCGTATCATTAAGTCTTTATATTCTGCTATATATTCGTTCATTAGTAAATTATTGATGTCATCCTGATTTATTGTATATGTGTTATATATTGTCTTTTCATCTTCTGTTAGAGTATCTTTATAAATTCTTTCATATTCTCCAGTAACAACCGCATTTTTATTATTGCTTTTTCCACTTCCTCCACGATTATTTTTTGCATTTTGGTTCCCTTTATACAGTTCACTTTTGTTTCTAGTTAACTTGTATTTGTTTATAATCCTCTTGAGATCAGACAAAGTAATATTATGTTTTTCAAATATGTCATTATATTTCATTCCATTTAGATAATCTTGTTTTATATTTTCAATCTTTTTCTGGGTCAATACAAATCACCCACCTCCATTACTTTGTCTCTAACTTCGCCTTTTGTCCTGTTAAAGTTTCCCATCGTTTAACTACAACATCACAATATTTTGGATCTAATTCCATTGTATAGCAAACTCTTTTTGTTTGTTCTGCTGCAACCATACTTGATCCGCTTCCTGCAAATAAATCTACTATTAAGTCATTTTCTTTACTAGAGTTTTTTATTAAATATACTAATAAATCAATAGGCTTCATCGTTGGATGTTCTGCATTCTTTGTAGGCTTATCAAATTCTAATACTGTACTTTGTGATCTGTTATCTATAAAATAGTGAGCCTTTCCCTCTTTCCATCCATAAAGAATTGGCTCATGTCTCCATTGGTAATCTTGCCTTCCCATTACAAAAGTGTTTTTTACCCATATTAAACATTCTGCCAACTTAAATCCAACTGACTTGAAAGCATTTCTAAAATTTAATCCTTCTGTATCTGCATGAAAAACATAAATAGGAGAACCACATTTTGCAACTTCAAACATATTCTTAAACGAATCTAGTAGAAAATTGTAAAATTCTGTTTCATTCATATTATCATTCTCTATTTTTCCTGCTGTTCCCTCATAGTCAACATTATATGGTGGATCGGTAAGAAGCATATCCGCTTCTTGATTATTCATAAGACGCATAACATCTTCTTTTTGCGTACTATCTCCACACATAAGCCTATGTTTTCCTAATATCCAAATATCACCTGTTTTTGTAATTGGATCTTCTATTTCGTTAAGAGCCTCTTCTATATCGAATTCATCTTCTTTGGATCCTATTACATCTTTCAAAATGTCATCTATTTCATCATTACTAAATCCTGTGACATTCATATCAATATCTGTGTTTTTTAATTCAGCAAGTATTGATTCTAATTTATCGTTATCCCACTCACCACTAATTTTATTTAATGCTAAATTCAATGCTTTTTCTTTATTTTTATCTAAATCAACTACAATACATTGAATTTCTTCATATCCTAGTTCTTTTAGAACCTTTAATCTTTGATGTCCTCCTATTACTGTCATATCAGAATTAATAATTATTGGAGCAACATATCCAAATTCATTAATACTAGCTTTTATCTTTTTATATTCTTCATCTTCAGGTTGTAAATCTTTTCTTGGGTTATATTCTGATGGTTTTAGCTTTAGTATATTGATTTTTTGAATATTCATAATCGACTCCTTTTTTTCAAAACATTTTGATTCATATATGCAATTTTTACATTCTCTTTTCATACATACATCATATTTCATAAGCATATTCCTTTTATTTTGGTTGCGGTCAGAGGATTCGAACCTCGTCTTTAGGCTATGACCCTAATGTGCTGCCGTTGCACCATCACCGCATATAAAAAAGCTACCTAAAGGGGAATAGGTAGCAAATTGAAAATATATGAGAAACAAAAATGAAAATATTTAGTATTTTTGCAATTATAATTATAACATAGTGTTTTTTGAAAAAATACAGAAAAAATATATAAATTTTCTATACTTTTTCTATACTTTTTTATTTTTGTTATATTCTCGCTGCATTTTTGATATAGAATTCTTTATTGTTTTTGTTATTCCACCATAAGTTTTATTCATCTTGACAGCTATTTCTTCTATACTATTCATAGAATAAAATCTTAATTCTATAATATCTTGATTGTATTTTTTTAGTGTCTTTACTAGATCCTCTACTACTTTTATCTTTAATTGCAAATTTTTAATATTTCTTTTCTTCTCTGATATTTTATCTTCTCTTTCTATTACTTGATTTTCAATATTTGACTGGACATAGCCTTTTGCTTTTGGCATACCATCTAAACTAGAACTTTTTATATCAATGATTTCATTTTCTAGTTCTTGGATTTCCGCTTCCATTATACTTATTCTAGCTTTATATGTATTATAGTTTTCTAACACCTCCTGAACATTCATCTTTTGCACCTTCCTTTCACTTTTATTTTCTATCGAGTTCGTTTTCGATTTTTTTATTATGAAATATTTTTTTGAGTGTTTTTCCTTACAATTTTCTATTTCTATCGTTTTTTATTGTATATTGTTTTTTCTATTGTTTTTTTATTTCTTCTAAGTCATCATATTTACAATTCCTTTTTAACCATTTTTCGCAATAATAACTAGCTCCTTCAGTTGTTTTACAAAATGGATATTTACCACAATTCCCACATCGTTTTTTATTTTCCAACTCTTGTACCCCTTCTTATATTTATTGAAAATGTCCAAATCTAGCAGTTTCTTCATAACATTTATTTTTCAAATCTAGATCCTTTATTATGTTTTTTAATTTGCATTCTTCGTAAAGCTCTGGTGATGGTTTTATATCTCCTTTATCACTGTCTATGTATATAGCAAGTGGTTTTTCTAATCCTATTGCATAAGATAATTGCACCTCACACCATTGTAGCTTGAATTCTCTTAAACATACCTTTGCTATTTCTCTAGCCTTATATGCTCCGCTTCTATCTACTTTTGTTGGATCCTTTCCAGAAAAAGCACCACCACCAACATTAGCAAATGACTGATATTGATCTACTACTATTTTTCTTCCTGTTAGTCCTGCATCTCCTTCAAATCCTCCTATTTCAAACTTACCAGTTGGATTTATTAGAAATTCTCCTATTTTAATTTTGTATTGTTTTGCTATTTCACAACACATATTTTTTATTATTTCATCTGTGAGTTTTCTTTCTTTTTCTGTGTTTTGATAGCAAATTGTGAATGTTTTTATATATTCTAATTTCATATTTTTACTATACATTCCTGTAATCTGTGCTTTTCCATCAGGTAAGAACCTTTTATCTAGTTTTCTTAATTCATCATACATTTTAGATAACTGTTGTAATATTACCATTGCCGTTGGTAGCATTTGTTCTGTATCATTGCAAGCATATCCAAACATCATACCATTATCTCCTGCTCCATTTATCTCATCGTTTGTTCCAAGTGCTATGTCTGGACTTTGTTTACCTATATTATCTATAATTTCATAATCAGTAGAATATCCAACCTCTTCTAGTACTCTTTTTGTTATTGCTTGTACATCAATAGTTGCTGCAGTTGTTATTTCTCCTGTTATAAATATTTTCTTTTTCCCTCCAACAGTTTCTATTCCACATCTACTATTTGGATCTTGTCTTAAACATTCATCTAGTATTGCATCACTAATTTGATCACATACTTTGTCAGGGTGTCCTCTAAATACAATTTCATTACTATATAGCTTCATTCATTCTTTCCTCTCTTTCTTCTTTTTCTCTTATCAATTTATTTACCGCTCTTACCAATTCATTTATCTTGTTATGTTGTTCCACAATATGTTCTATTGGATCTTCTGTATTAATAAGTTTGTTTGGCATTTCTTCAATCTCTTTATTATCTTCTATTAATTCAAAACTTAAATCCATTATGTTTTCTGCTCTATCTTTTATTACAAAATCTAATGTACAATTTTTATAATCTAAGCTTACACTACTAACTTTTTGATTTACTTTTATTTCTCCTTCACATA